ATTCTGGGCAGCGGGCTGACTTGGATGCGATCCGGGCGGCAATCATTGATGATGGCCGGTCGGTTGATGATTTATTATGTGATCCTGATATGGCGGCGTCTCTCGCTCATGTGATGAATTGGGCGCGTGGTCTGGAACAGGCGGCGCGTGAGATGAATGCCTCCACTTTTTTGACCTCGGATCGTCATGTTGCGGTCCATTACATATGGGGGGAACCGGGTATAGGTAAAACCTGGGGAATCAAACATATGGATAATGTATATGAACTTTTTGGTGCCCGCTGGGATGGTTATTCTGGGCAGAATACCGTGCTGATGGATGAATTTGACGGGTCTATTCCGCTGCGTTCTCTCAACCGCTGGTTAGAGGGGTATCGCTCAACTCTCCTCCCTGCCCGCTATCATGATTTGATAGCCGCTTATAGCACTGTATATATCGTCTCTAATGATCCACCTGAGGCGTTCTATGCCGCCGCTCCGTCATGGATGCGGCGGTTATCTGACATTCAACATGTGGATTTCTGGTCGCTCCATACTGATGAGGATGACAACATCGCCGTTGATGGTGCCGCCTTGGAATATTATTTAGCTCTTCATAACGCCTGATAGATCAACGTTTCTGGCTGATTAGCGTGATGATCTGATCTTTGTCCCTCATGCTTTGTGATTGAATGCTTATGATCTGATCTTTTGCTTCAATCTCTCGGTTTTTGATCGTGATGGTTTTGCGTGCTGTTCGTAATGCTGCTTGTGTCTTGTCTAACTCGCCCCGCATGTTCTCCAGGGTGGTTGTTTTGTGGAATGATGGCGGTTGCTTTTCGCGGTTTTGGGCGGTTTCGGTTGTCATGATGATCACCTTTCTAATTTGGATGCATTCATTATATAGCGTTTTGGTGGTGAATGATTTGATGATGGCTCTCCCTCTGTTTGGGAGGGAGATAATGCGGTTTTGGCGGAGCCATGACCGTCTGAAGTTCTGCCGGGTAATTGTTCCGGCTGCGGCGGGATGCTTCTGGATCTGCGTTCCTCACAATGGATGACATCCATAAGCAATATTCATGATTCGGGGCGGTCGGCGGCCCGTTTATGCCCGCTCCATTCAATCCAGAATCTGTTGATTGATCAGCATCTAACGCCTCATACCGGGTGTGAGCCGGTCGGGATTGATGACTCGCCGCGTCCCTGCTTGGCGGGGGCGGTTTGTATCCTCCGCCTCTAACCAATATCCAAAAACTGTGGTATATTGGTTCATGTAGTTATTATGCTTAATCCCCAGCTTAACGGCTGGGGATTTTTTTTAGGTATTATTGTGTGAAGATTCTGTGAAGAATAACATCGTTGTTATTTGAGTTTTGTCCATACTGTGGTGTATTTCTGCGGTTTTTCGTTGATTCATCAATGCGTTTTAGGTGCTGTCGGGGTTGTCGTCGCCCTGGGTGCTTGCTTGATATTAGAGAGGTGTATATGGAGGTCATATACACATATATATGTAAGGATATATTATGAATATCACAGTTAAGAATCCCGCGTTAGATGCTGGATTTATTGTCATTGCGCCTATCGATCCATCGGTCATGGAGCCGGTGAAGGTATATGAAAAGGATCACAAAACTGATGCGGATAAGCTGGTAGATGGTCATCCCGTCTATGCTCTCCGTGGTGTCGTGGTGGTTGAGAATGATCATCAATCGCAGGGCGTGTTCGTCAGGATTAAGAACCTCCCTGATGCTGTCATTCCTGCCGGTTCATCCTTACGGCTGACTGGATCTGTGTCAATCGCGCACTTCGTGAATAGTGCTGGTCGTCTTGGTGTTAGCATCACGGCTGATGGTGTGGAGGTGCTCTGATGAATGCGATCATAGTTGTGATCGCATTCATGATCGGGGCGTTGATGGGGTCAATGGCCGGGTATTTCATCATTCCACATGATGTATATCATCACGCGGATGCTGGATTATCCGCATTTTCACGGCTGGAAAAAACGCTAAAAACACTGAACAAAAACATGATCACCATGAATAGCAATATTATTCATTTGGGGAAGGAGATACAACATGATAGACAAGAAAAAACGGGATCCATCACCGTCCCAACGGGTTCCGGTGAAGATATGGATGACACCGGAAATGAAGCATTGGTTGCGGACGGAAGCAGCAGCATTGGATCAATCTATGAGCCTACACGCGGGGGATCTATTGATTCAGGCGCGTCAGGTCATAGAACGGGAACGGAACCGTCAGGCGGCACCGGAACCGGAACCACATTCAGAAAGGCACTCAACGCACGCGCCGTTAAGGCCGGCATGGAAGCGGGAACCCGGGAATAGCACGGAATGATAGTATCCCGCACCGGGGATAGGGATAAAAAATAATCCCCTTATCCAGCCCCCCCTATCCGGCTTTGCCGGGGGACATGAGCGCTATATAGCGCGCGCAAAACTGTCCATTCCCGGTGGTGTGAATGACATTGCATTCCGGTTCCGTAAGCATTGGGGTGGAGCCGTGATGACGGGACACAAATGACATATGAACCGCGCCGCCGATCAGGTGGAAGCGGTTCATATGTCATGCGGTGGAAGCGTCATTGCCGGCATGCCGCGCCGGTGCTGCGGGCGGATGTGATGGCGGTTGAACGGCCGGGTATCCATCCGGAACGGATGGGGGTGGGGGGTTAGTATTACCCCCCACCTCTGTGCCAGTGCCAGGACTAATGAGAATGGCGTTATATCAACGATTATGGGACATATTTTTGGCACAACCGCCTATATAACCTCTGTGCCAGGATGATATTACCTATGTGCCACATACGAGAGGAGGCATTCTATGAATGCGAACACACATAAGGACACGCGATCACGCGGATGGCTATTGACCATTCCCGCGCTACCTGATGGGGCGGTGGAACCGCTGACAGAACAGGACATCATGGCTATTATTCCATGGCCGTGGATGGGACAAATGGAGGAAGGGCATCAGATTAAAGGCAACGCACATCACGGCTATCTACATTATCAAATCTATGTGGAGAACAACAATCCGATCCGGTTTTCAGCGGTCAAAAAGGCCATCCCCGGGGCGCATATTGAGCCGCGTAAGGGGACTAAAAGGCAGGCATATGACTATTGTAGCAAGGCGGATACACGCATAGCGGGGCCATTCATTCATGGCATTGATGAATTGTGTTGTGATGATCATTCTGGGCAGCGGGCTGACTTGGATGCGATCCGGGCGGCAATCATTGATGATGGCCGGTCGGTTGATGATTTATTATGTGATCCTGATATGGCGGCGTCTCTCGCTCATGTGATGAATTGGGCGCG